AAGTCACAATATTCTTGCCCAAGCTGCGATAGACACATGACAAATATTGGTTTTGTAGAAAGCAGCGATACTTCTAAAGCAGAAACAATCGGAAATCTTATAAAGAGCTATACTGTAAAAGTTTCAGATGAACAATCTGATATAACAATGGCGGTTGACGAAGTAGCCAAGTCAATTGCTGACAACAATGAAAAGGAGGGGATTAATGTGGGAATTCTAAATAGAAATAAGAGTACAGATCCAGCAGAAGACTTGGTAACAAAGTCTGAAGAAGTAGCTGAAGAAGTTGCAGAAGAACTCGCCGAAGAAGTCGAAGAGATTGAAGAAGCAGTTGAAGAGGCAATTGAAGAAGTTATTGAAGAAGCAGCAGTAGAAGAGGCAGTCGAAGAGATTGTTGAAAAGTCTGCTGACGAGGAAGCTGTAGAAGAAGCTGTAGAGACATCCACAACTCCTGCAGACAGCGATGAAGACTTGGCGAAATCTGTAGATGAAATCAAGGATTCAGTAGTTGTTGCAGTAGCAGATCTAGCAGCAGCAGTAAAAAGCATTGCAGATAAGGTAGGGGAACTTACTGGCTCAGTTAATAACGTTTCACAAGAGGTAAAGGTTGTTAAAGGCAATGTTGAAGAGTTTGGACAGCGTGTATCCGCGATAGAGGAAGACACGGCTGTTCGCAAGTCTGGCGATCTTGGCGGGATCGTACAGGGAGAAAAAATAAGTAAATCGATGTGGGGCGGTCGTTTCCTCAATTCCGCCGACTTATATCGGTAATAAAACAGGAGGTGAAAAGTAAAATGTCAGAAGAAATTTTAGAAAAATCAGCAGACGCAGGCGTAGTAGTCTCTGGTGGTATTGGCGCAATTACAAATCCCGCAGCAGGTGATTTGGGTGTCGTTGGTAGCACAACTGATGATGGTGGTATTCTCAATCCTGAGCAGTCCCGCCAGTTCATCGAATACATCTGGGAGCAGCAAGTTTTAGCTCTAGATGGTCGTAGAGTAACTATGCGTTCTAACACTGCAGAACTAGAGAAGCTAAATGTAGGCGAGCGTGTAATCCGTGCAGCAAATCAGGCTGATGGTACATACACAAACGCAGACGTAGCATTCACTAAAGTAGAGATCGTAACAAAGAAGATTAGACTAGACTGGGAAGTTGCAACTGAAGCACTCGAAGATAATATCGAGGGTGCCCAGCTTGAAGATCACCTAGTTCGCTCTATGACTCGCGCATTTGCAAACGATCTTGAAGATCTTGCAATTAACGGTACAGGTTCAGGAACAAACAACTTCTTGAAGATTATGCAGGGCTTCTATGCAAAAGAAGCCGCAGGAAACCAGGCAGCATCTGTCACTTCCAGCGGTTCAGCATGGACCGTACAGGATCTACAAGATATTGTCCTAGCCATGCCACGCAAGTACCGTGGTTCAAGATCTGCAATGAAGTTCTATGCAGGTTCACCAACAATCTCAAGCCTACTTAACAGTCTTGCCCAAACAGGCAACTTCAATTCCGAAAGAATTGTCGAAAGAATTGTTGACGGTAGCGTTCCACAGATTGTCGGTGCTCCACTACAGTACCGCGTTCTCGGACTACCCATCATGGAAGTTCCTTACATGCCAGATGATTATGTCTCACTAACATTCCCAGAAAACAGAATTTGGGGATTCCAGAGAGATGTTACAGTCCACCGCGAGTTCAAGCCAAAGAAAGACACAGTAGAATATACAGTGTTCGTTCGTTTTGGTGTGCAGATCGAAGAAACAGACGCAGTTGCCTACGGCAGCAAGTAATAATTGTTTCTAAATGCAGCGGAGGGGAGTCGATTGGCTCCCCTCTTAAGCATTTATTGAGATGATATAATTAATAACAGGAGGAATTATGGAATCAAGTCCCACAAAAAAGGTATCTGTAAAAAACACACAATCTAAAATACAAAAAACACAAACAGATCCAGTTAAAGTTGCACTCTTTGCTCCTAATTCTATTGTCCACCCATCTCTTGGAAGACTAAATAACGGCTATACCATTGTAGATTCTGATAAAGCTGAAGAGTGGTTAAAAATTTCAGAAAAGGTAAGAGCAGCAACTCCGCAAGAAGTTGCCTCAGCTTTTGAGGTATAAAAATGGAAATTCTTAGACTACCAGAAACAACATCAATTTATATTGATCTCGTAATGCCATCTGCATCTTTACAATATGTTATGCAGTATGAAGACTTATTTACAGGAGAATCTTTTTCTGCATCAGCAACATCTAATGCTTCAAAGGTTGCAAGGTTTACATTAAACTCCAAATACCTTGTCTATTCTGTAAATCTTTTTGCAAACGTATATGACCCATCAAATAACCTTGTTTTATCCGCAGGCATAGATATTGTAAAGCCATATTGCGATCTTACAACGGTAAAAACAAAACTTGGAATTACCACTGGTCAAGCTGTAGAAGCAGAGAAAGTAGCGAGAAGAATTATTGAGGCTGAGGTAGGGTCTTTTCAATTCGTTCGTAAACTAAAAGAAGTTATTGGAATGGGAATAGACTATTTACCCATTGATGAAAGAATTGTTGTTCTTTATCAAATGTGGGAGAACAATGAAGTTATTTATATAAAAGATGATGACTCATATGAACAATATAAGATAAGCATAGACAAAAGCTCAATTGTACTTGAAGATGAAATTCAGAATAAAGTTGAATACACCAAGGTGTGGAGAGATAGAAACTATGCAGTAACATTCTCTCCTGGATTTGACTACCTACTTGATGCCAGCTTTGGATATCAAGTTATTCCATCAGATATTGAAGAGGCTTGTGAAATGCTGATGCAAGATTTAGTTCAAGGAAATACAAGGTACTTTAGTAGAAACATAACTGAGTTTGATAACAAAGAATTTAAGATTAAGTTTGCAGCAGGATCTTCTGCGGGTACAGGAAACTTAATTGTAGACAAACTACTAATAAGGTATAAGAATAGAATTCGACCAGGGGTAATCTAATGTTGCCTAATGGAAACTTGTCAGATCTCATGTATCCAATGACAGCAGACATATACTACTCTACTTCTGAGCAAAGTTCTTTTGGGGAAATGGTAAACACTTGGTCTTTTGATAGAGTAATTAATTGCTCAGCCATAAAAGAAAGACCAGATTCATCTGTTATAAATGCTATTAGCTCAGAAAAATTTATTGAATATTCTTATAAATTAGATTTTAGAACAGCAGATGAAATATTAAAATCAAGTGACGACATTTCTTATCCCATAACAGGAATTCTAGTAACAAATATAAAAGATCCAAGTGGAAAAGTTGTTTGGTTTGAAGTTTTAGATGAGCCAACTGTTTTTGAAATAGGAAATATAGAACCCATGTTTGACCCTTTCCATAATTTTTTTGGATACAGAATTTTTCTAAGACGGGCAGATGATCAGTCTTGTATACTGTAAAGATAAATTCTAAAGAAGCCATGAAGGTATTGAACAATGTAGTTGAATACTCAGAAGGTTTTATAAAAGAAAGTAAAGCCAAAGAGTCATATGTAGCAAGCAAGTTGGCTAGCACAAGCATCTCTGCTTTTTATCAATACCTTGATGTTCTTGCTAGAACAAATCCAGGAATGCTTCATCATGTATATGAGTGGGGTCAAGTTGGAGACCCTGGAGCAAGACTAGTAGAATTAAAAAAGGTTCTTGCTGGAAAGACAGCACAAGTTTCATCAAATTTTTTGTCATCAACAAGCATTCCAGAAAATGGATCAGAGCCTTTCTTTGATAAGGCAGAGATAATGGAAGAAGGCATAGCCGTTCAAGTAAATGAAGTAAGTGCTCAAGCACTATTCTTTCAAATTGACGGTGAAGAATTTTTTAGAACTGGACCAATATTAATAGAAAATCCTGGAGGGGAACAAGTTAGAGGATCTTTTGTTAGAGCTTTTGAAGAGTTCTATAATAATTATTTTGATCAGGTATATCTAAGGTCGATAAGATTTTACGATCATTTTACAAAGTCAAGAGAGTTTGAATCAGGATTTAATTCTGCAGTAAAATCAAGAAGTGCAGGGTCCATTGGTAGGCAGTCAGCCCTGAGTTGGATAATTAATGCACCAGGAGAAGATTATGAGTAATTTAGTAGAACCAGTAATAAATAAATATATATGGAAGCAGTTTGAGCTTAATGGAGCAGCCAATGTTCCTGGATTTTCTTTTTCAACATATGCAGGGGTGACTCCAATCTTTCCAGTTTCAGATAATAAATCAGGGGATGCAAAATGGGGACCTAAACCCTACATTATATACGACTCTTTTATGAAGGGTAGAGTAAGCAACAAGTATTTTTATCCAGTTAAGTGTGCTCAAATGATGTACTCAATAAGAGGAGCAAGTCTAGAAGAGATTTTCTATTGGAGAGATTTTATCATTAATATTGCAGACAGAGAAGATAGAACAGCATTTGATGTAAATCAATTTGCTGGTGAAAATATACAGAATAACAAAATAAACTTTCATTGCATAAATGCTTCTCAGGTTAATTATGTAGGTAATACTACAGAAACCCTGGGACTTCAAAAAACATTTTCAACCAACGTAGTTATAAAATATGACTATCACACTACAAACATCTATAATAATGGCTAAATTATGCCACTATAATAAAGATGAGGAAACGCCCCACGCCAAGCAACAAAGGCAATAAGTGTAATAAATGTAATACAAATAAAAAAAAAAGAAATAAGGGGTGAAATAAAAATATGGCAACTTTAGGTGATTCAAGAAATATTATCGTAGGTGCAGCTCAGATCTTCGTAGCAAGATCATCTTCACTTAAGTATATTGAAGGCACAGCACCAGCACAATACTCATTCGATGCAGCAGCAGGATCTGATATCCCAGCATTCGTTGATGGAACACGTTACGCAGATTCATTGTCAGCAGCGGGAGCTTCTGCCAACTGGAGAAACGTAGGCTTTACCATGAACGGTCTAGAAATTCAGTTCCAGCCAGACTTCGGTGAGGTTCAGGTAGATCAGCTCCTTGACGTAGCTCGTTTATACAAGCAAGGTATGCAGGTCAACCTAGTAACAGCATTTGCTGAAGGTACTCTAGAAAATCTAGTAGTAGCAACAGCAGGTGCTGATGCAGACTATGATGACGCTGATCCAGATGAAGTAACAATGGTTATGCAAGCTGGTAATCTTGGTGAGGTTCCACTAGAACGTGCAATTATAGCTGTAGGTCCAGGATCTGGCGATCCAGACGCTACAGGTGCAGACAGCGTTGAGCGTGTTTACGTTGCTCACCGTGCTCTCTCAATTGAGAGTGTAACGGCTTCAGCAAAACGTGACGAGCCAACAATGTTCGAGGTATCTTTCCGTCTACTACCAGCATCAAATGGTTCATACGGCAAGATCGTAGACCGCGTACTAGGTCCGTAATAACAATTTAATAAAAACTAAATAGTATATACTTAGTCCCGTTTAGCCAAAAGGTTGGACGGGCTAAGTTTTTATATGCCTATGATATAATTTATATATAACCCCAGAAAGGATTATAATGGCAACGAGCGTATATGAAACAGTAGAAGTAGAGCTAATTGATGGAGTAAACATCAAGATGCGACCACTAAAGATTACACTTCTTCGTGACTTCATGAAGGAGTTCCAAAAGATTGGTGATGAAGATATTGCATCTGACAATATTAAGTCAATGGACTTGCTTCTTGACTGTGCAGTAATTGCAATGAAGCAGTACAACGAGGATTATGCAACAAAAGAAAAGCTAGAAGAGGTCATTGACCTACCAACAGTTTACAAAATTATTGAAGTAGCATCTGGTATTAAGTTGAATGACCCAAACGCACTGGCGGCGGCTCTAGCTGGCTAGAGCTAGATCTCGTCGTACTAGAATCAAGGGTATTCCTTCTGGGACACTGGAAAGATTACCAAGAATTGGAGGATAATTTATCAATGCCAGAACTAGTCGCAATCCTTGAAGCAAAGAATCAAGAAGATTATGAAAACAAGAAGTTCTTTGCAGCAATTCAAGGTGTAGATATTGATAAATCAAAATCCAATGCCATGGACACATGGGAAAAAATAAAAGCAAAGGCTAATAGTAAAGGCGCGTCAAACGATCCAAAAGATATAACTACTCTTCGTGGCAAAAATGCTTCAAGAACTGGATTCGGAATTGGCGCAGGACTTGACTATGAGGTAATTTAAAATGGCAAATACTAGCGTTAATATTGATGTCAACATTAATACTGGTGACGCAGCCAGAAGTCTTAGACAACTTCAAGCTCAAATAAATTCATTTCAATCAGCCTTAAATACTAACAATAGACTACAAGGTGACGCTTCTAGATACTATAGTCAACAAATAAAAGATCTTGCAAATCAATCAGGATTCTTTACTGCCGAAACAGTAAAGATGAGAACTGCTGCTTCACAACTTGATCAGACCCTTTCTAAGGGTCAAGGCACTATGCGTCAGTTTGTTAGCGCAAAATTCTTAAAAGATAGTGCTCAGGCAGCCCAGGTTCTTTCTCTTGCAAACAGCAGAGCATCAGCACTTCAAACTCAGTTTGTAGCTACTGGTGCTGCTGCAAACGGGTTTAGAGAAGCAGTAGCAATTAGACCATTGCAAGCATTTAATAGTGAAGCAACAATATCTACTCAAAAGCTAGCAATTCACAGAGCAATGCTTTCTCAATCAACAACCTCAATGATTAACTTTGGTAAGAATACTCAATGGGCTGGTCGTCAGCTTATGGTTGGGTTCACTGTTCCATTAACAATTTTTGCAGCAACGTCTGGAAAAGTATTCAGAGAAATTGAAAAAGAATCAATAAACTTTAGAAAGGTTTATGGAGATTCTTTTACTACTCCAGAAGAACTCAATGCTAATCTTCTTGCAGTACAAGGACTGGCAAAAGAATATACAAAGTATGGAATTGCAGTAAAAGATACAATTGGACTCGCCGCACAAGCCGCAGCAGCGGGTTCACAAGGAACAGACCTTATTGATGCAACAACAGAAGCTACAAGACTTGCAACCCTTGGACAAATGGATCAAAACCAAGCTTTAGAAACAACTATTGCCCTTCAAACAGCTTTTAATTTAAGTGGAAAAGATCTTTCAAAAACAATTAACTTCTTAAACATGGTTGAAAACCAAACCGTAGTTACCCTCCAAGATCTTGCACAGGCTATCCCAAGAGTTGCCCCCGTTATTAAAGGTCTTGGTGGATCTGTAGAAGATATGGCAGTAATGCTTGCAGCTATGCGAGAGGGTGGCATAACAGCAGCACAGGGAGCAAACGCATTAAAGTCTGGTCTTGCATCACTAATTAACCCAACAGACAGAGCAGTTGAATCACTTGACAAAATGGGTATTAATTTAAATTCAATTATTAATATGAATAGAGGAGATCTTCTAGGAACTGTAAAATCATTTGGTGAAGCACTAGCAACTCTTGATGAGTTTAGTCGTCAACAAGCACTTGAAAAAGTATTTGGAAAGTTCCAGTATGCAAGGCTGGGTGCATTATTTAATAATATTGTCAAAGATGGCTCTCAGGCTTCTCGCGTTATGGATACTGCAAAACTGTCTGCAGAACAACTTGCTTCCTCTGCAGAAAAAGAACTTGGAGCCATTGAAGATTCTTCAGCAACTAAGTTTGTTGCAGCAATGGAAAAACTAAAACTTGCAATTGCACCAATAGGTCAAATGTTTACTGAACTAGCAACACCAGTTCTTGGATTCCTTGGAAGCCTTGTTGAGAAGTTTAATGATCTTCCAGATTTTGCTAAAAAGTTTATTGGGTTTGGCACAGTAATTACTGGAATTATTATTCCTGCGGGAACAATGTTTTTAGGTTTGTTGATGAACTTAGCGGGAACACTTACAAAGTTTGGATTAGTTGTTGGAGTGGCATTTAAAGGCTTTGCACAGGGGGGACTAAAAGGGTCAGTAGAAGCAGTCAGTCAAGCCTTAAATTATATGAGTCTTGCAGAACTTGATGCAGCAAATGCTTCTACACAACTTGGAACATCTACAGGAATAGTTAACCAAGCACTTAGAGATCAGGTTCCAGCAGCAGCAGGAGCAGACGCAGCAATTGATAGCCTTTCAAGATCATATGCAGCCCTTATTGTACAAATGGCAGAAGCTGCAACACTTTCAAAGGTTGCCTTTGTTGCCCCAGGTGCGGCTATGGCTGGAGCAGCAGCAACTGGAGCAGAAGCAGGAAGAAGAAGGGGTGGTCCTAGAATAAGGAGAAACTCTGGAGGAACAATTCCAGGTTCTGGAAACACAGACACTGTACCAGCTATGCTTACCCCAGGAGAGTTTGTAGTAAATAAGCAAGCAACTGGAGAAAATCTAGCACTTCTTTATGCAATTAATAAGGGTAAAGAAGTTCCAGGATTTAACAAGGGTGGACAAATTCCTGGTATCCAATATTTTGGTACGAGGACTTCCCCTGGAGGAAAAGTTAAGCAACAACCAAAGGATCAACCAGAATCAAATAATACAAGTGAGAATTGGGATTCTGACAGGTCAATGTTTGCTAAACTTACTGGGTCATTTGACACAGATGAATCAAAAGGTTTAGAAAATCAATTACAAAAACAAGCTAAAAAGAAAGCACAGCAATATAGAGTAAATGCATACTTTGATAATTTGAAGATTAAGAAAAAAGAGGAAAGGGTAGGTAACTCTGAGGTTTTGGATTTATTAGGAACCTCTGCATCCGACATACAAAGAAAAGCAAAAAAACTTGAAGTGTCTAAAGAAAAAATAAATGGGGTAGAACAATATAGATGGACTAAAGATCAAGTAATTGAAGCTGTATCAATGCGTGACATAACACTTCATAATGCACATTTTGGCTCTGGAATGGCAACAAGAAAAGATATTGAGAGCGTTAAAAAAAGAAGGCCAGGTGTGCAAAGAGTTCGGTTTGCTGATGAAATGGATCTTGCAGGACTGCCAGTAGCAACCTTAAGCGACGATTGGGCAACATTTTCTAGAGATCTTAATATAGCAGCAAATAGATCTAAAAATGAAACTATGACAATTGATCAGGCTATATCCGACATAAATGAATACAGAGAATTTTTTGACTCTGGACCAGCTATGAAGATATCTATGATAAAGGCAAAAGTTAATGATAAAACTTTCATAGATGCTTTAATTGGAGAGTTGGGAAAACAACCTGGACCTAGTTTATTTACAGACAGAATACTTACAGAGGCTAGAGATGCGGCAGCCCAAGGACTAGGAATGAAAACTATAACTCCTACAGTAACTGGACTAAGAATACCATCGATACAAGATTTAAAAAATTTTGTTGGAAAAGAAAAAGGAATAGGTGCCAATCAAGTAACAATTGATCAAATTAAAAATAGAATTAAAACAAGCCCCGAAGGAGAACCTACAGGATTTGAGTTCCTAGAAGCTGACACGTTGCTAAAGAATGGAACTAAAACTAGAAAATCTGGAATCAGGAATATTAGAACAGGTGAATTTCAAGAGCTAAACGCTTCTACAAGCTATGACAACAAAGATATAACTATTCCTAATTTTCAACAACTATCTAATGGAGGAATTACTGCAGCAGCAAATGCAGCAAGAGGCGCAAGAGGCCGTATCCCAGCAAACATTGTTGAATGGTTCTCAAGAATGACAACATCTATTAATCAAACAAATAGAGATGACATGTTGCAAAACATTCCAGCAAATATAAGAAGAGGATTTTCTACAGCTAGAAAAAAGATAGATATAACAAGAGGATCTGTTGATCCAATAGATGGGGGAACATTAAAAGAAGTTTCTAGTTGGTCAACAGGTCAGGGTGTTGGAAGATTTATGGAAAGTTCCAGACTCTTTGAGACAATGAATAATTCAAAATTCCAAATTGCTCAAAGAAGTCAAGGAATGAAAAGAGATATAGATTGGTTAAGATCTTTGGGGCCAGATGGTCCACACCCTTTGAAAACATGGTCTCCATTTAATCAAGAAAATGGGGCATTAGGTTTAAGACTAACTCCAGAAGAAATTCAAGCATCTGGTGGTGTTATTTGGAAAGCCAACAAGAAAAAACTTGAAGAAAGAATTAAAAGAGATCAAGAATTTATTGCTGGTCATCAAAAGATTATTGATGATTTACAAGA